TAACGTTACTTATTTGTTGATTAATAGCAGTAACTGTATTATCTCCATCAGTTGCTAACAATCTTTTAAGTAACGATATTAAACTTGCATTTTCAGTATCTGTAGTGGCTGCACTATCTGATGTAGTGCCAATTGAAGTATTTAATCCTTTAACTAACGACACTAAGCTAGCAGAGCCACTGTTTGCCGACGCGTCTGAAGTAGTTCCAATAGAGGTAATATTGTCAGTTTCTTGTAATAATCTTTTAATTAAAGATATTAAAGTAGCAGCACCTGTATCTGTCGTTGCTGCCGAGTCAGAATTAGTTCCAATAGATTGATTTAATCCTTTGATTAAAGAGATTAAACTAACATTACCGGATATAGCAGCTAAATCACTGGTAGTTCCAATTGAAGATATGTTGTTAGTTTCACTTAATAATCGCTTAAACAGTGATATTAACGTAAATACTCCATCATCTGAAGTAGCTAATGAATCATTGGTAGTTCCAATTGAAGCAAGTATATTAGATAAATGCTGATTAATACTGTTTATGTTACTGCTATCCCCATCAGTACTTAACAGTCTTTTGAGTAGAGAAATTAAAGTAGCTGAGTCAGTATCTGAAGTTGCTGGTGTGTCTGATGTTGCCCCAATAGTTAAATTAAGTCCTTTAAGTAAACTAACTACACTAGCATTACCAGATGTAGCAGCTATATCCGACACTTCTCCAATTGATGCAATATTATTTGTTTCTTGTAATAATTTTTTAAGTAAAGAAATTATGCTAAATGTTCCTGTATCGTTAGTTGCGACTGCATCTGTTGTGTTTCCTAAAGTTGTGGTGACATTACCAATTTGCTGATTAATAGCAGTAACTGTATTATCTCCATCACTTGCTAATAGCCTTTTAAGCAATGATATCAAACTAGAATTTTGGTCATCTGCTGTAGCTGCTGCATCAGAAGTAGATCCAATGGAAATGTTCAAACCTTTAATTAAAGATATTAAACTAGCATTCCCAGAGTTTGCCGACGCGTCTGAAGTTGCCCCAATCGAAGCAATATTATTAGTTTCAGTTAATAGTTTTTTAATTAAAGATATTAAACTAAATTGTCCATCATCTGCTGTAGCTGGACTATCAATTGAAGTTCCGATAGAATTGTAAATATTAGCAAGTTGTTGATTAATGCCTTGAATATTGCCGCTATCGCCATCTGTACTTAATAGTCTTTTTAGCAAAGATATTACGCTAGCATTGGCTGTGTCTGATGTAGCAGGACTATCATTTATACTACCAACAGAAGTTTCAACTTTATTATTTAGTTCAACACATTCTAATACAGACCTTTGCCCAAAGTCTATTAGTCTTTTTGTTAAAGCTATTAAAGTTCCATCACTAACGCTATAGTCAATTTGTGTTAAATCATCGGGAACTGTTATGTTATCGAGATCAGTAATAGTGTCTAGCAATTTGACGGTATCTATAGTTTTAGACGCAAAATCACTAATATCACCAACATCAGCTGAGGAAAATTCTGGAATATGTGGGTTAGCTTCTGTTCCCGCTCCTGATACTTTCCTGTATTTTACAGCACCAGCTCCATCAATATATCTAGCAGAACTCATGATTAAAACTCTAAAGCAATGAATGAATTTATTTTAGCAGTAAAATCTAATACTGAATTACTATAGAATAATTCAACTGGTAAAACTGACTCCTCCCAGTCAGAAAACAAATTAGTTAAAAAATTAGCTCGAACTCTAGTGTAGTAAGTATCTACTGGTAAATTATAGAAAACTGTTGTTAAATCAAAAACTGTTCTAGATTGTTGCCAAAAATTTTCGTCTTTTCGTTTTATTTCAGCAGTGTAGCTGGTAGCCCAAGGAGAATTAATGTCTTCTTGAAGTGGTTGCTGCCAAGAAACGTAAATATTAAATAAATCAGCATTAATAGAAGATAATTGAGTTGCTGGAATCAAAGAACTTGACATTACTATATTTCTTGGTTTTTGCCCAACAACTGGAAGTACCGTTTTAGATGGTAAATCGTCAAATTCCCATGTCATTATACGGACTCCGTCCAGTCAGATAAGCTGTTGTCAAAGAATATTGCTCTAACTCTTACGTAATAATTACCTGGTTGTATATTTTCGAAAGTAGTAAACAAATCTGTAGTTGTTCTAGTTTGCTCCCAAATTCCTTCTTGTCCTTTTTTGATTTCTGCTACATAGCCTATTACCCAAGGAGATACAGCATTATCTAATAATGGTTGTTGCCAAGACGCAAAAACGTTAAATAAATCAACTTCTACAATCGTAGGAATTCGTATACTAGATAAACTTATGTTTCTTGGACTAGCATTAGCGTTTGGAAGTGCTGTCTTAACTGGTAAATCATCAAATTCCCAAGTCATACCATTCTCATCTCATCAATAAAAGTATATTTACTATCATCATACTCTGCTGCTGTAATTTCATGCATACCTTCTATTGTTTCAGTTACAGGAACTCTGTTAATTACTCTGTATTTTTTAGGTTTAATGCTAGTTCCGGATAATATCCAGTTAGACTCAGGAAGTGGAATCATAGGAAAATTTGAAGATACTACAATCGTTGATATATCGCTTCCTGCCCCAGTAACTACAGTTCTTTCCACCGCTGTTCCATTGCTTAAAGTAACACTGATTTTGTAAGACTCTCCTGAAATTAACGTTACTGGACTATCTAGCGTAACAGTGTTTTCTGTGGCTGCTTTGATTAATCCTCCATATCTCATCTCTACTCTTTGTGAATCTAAAATATTAATTACGTCTCCTGGTTTAATAAATGCAGCGTAAGCCCTAGCTTTAAAAATAACTGTTTCTTGTTCTAGTCTATCTCCCATTAAAATAGCTACTCCAGCTCGCCTTGCTTGTCCTCTAGAAGTACATGCAATTGCTTCTACTTCTAGTTCTTTAATACCCCATTTCTGAATGCCGATAGGGTCTTCTACTACTTCTACTGTTTTCCTATAAAAATCATTTGGGTTAAGCCAGCTAACTAATGCTATTGTTTTTTTACTTTTTAATCCAGTTCTACTATAAGTAAACAAGCCTTCTTCTACATCAGCTTGCGTAAATTGATATGAAACATTTGTTGGCTTGTCAGCGACGAATGTTATCGCACCAGATTGCCAATAGCTAAATCCTCTAAAAATTGTTATTAAAGATTGCAATACTTGGTACGCTTCTGTTTTACTCTGTAAAGCTATATTACATTGAAATCTATGTTCTGTACCACCGTATCCATCTGGTACTAATCCATTGCAATACTGGCTAATCTCATATAATCCCCACTTATCTATTTGCCCAATATCAATATAGTCTCCAAGCCCATATCTTGTGTTTGTTAGTAAATCATAAAGAATCCATGCTGGATCAGAGACAGCAAGAGTTGAGTAAATAAAACTTCCGTTCCAAGTTCCACTATATGTTAATCCTCTTTGCGCTGTAACAGTAGCATTACTGGGTATTCTAATAAGCATGCCAAAAACTTTAAAAGCAGCCGTAGGAATAGATGAAAAGCCACTAGTATTAAATCCAAACGCAGCTATAGCAGTGTTGGGATAACGTAAAGTAGTTGAATTTATTTTTGTGTATCCAATCCATTGCATTTGACGTTGATAACCTTGCTGCTGGGTTTCTTCATTGTCTACTGTAAAATTTTGCACTCTTAATGTTAAAGAAGATAATGTATTCGCAGGTACAGGAATTGCGTAGTCAAACTCAGTAGGAGACGGAAATCTACCACCTATCGTAGTAGATAAAACAGTCACAAAAGCATTATTATCTTGTTTTAATGAAATTGCAAAACTTAAATCTGCGCCAGTGGTATCTCCATTATCTGGATTAATTCGTTGTAGTTGAAAAGAAAACTTAAAAATTATTAAATTTAGTAAAGTTTCACCTGGTTGAATAAATATGGTTTTATTAACACCATTTGGAATTGATTGTAAAACTTGAGCTGAGACTGATTCTGGAGAAGCAACCTGATCAAATCCTGGAATTTCTGTTATAGCTGCTTGTGTTTGAGTGCCAGTTCTATATCCAAATTGAAAATCTTTAAAGTTTAAACTTCCATCATTGTTTTCTATAGGAGTTTCATCAAGAAAAACATTTCGTAAAGGATTTGAGCCTAATCCTTCTATAGTGCCTTCACAAATAGCTCCAAGAATATAAGCAGAAGCAACACTTCTTCCAGATGGTTTTTGAATGCTTGGTTTACCACCGCCTTTACCGCCGCCTTTACCGCCGCCTCCACCGCCGCCTCCACCTTGCCCAAATATTTTAATTTCTTTCTTTTTTTTAACCATTTGTTTTATTTTTTAAACAAAAAAACTAGATTATGCTGGAATATAAGCACTACTTATTTTAGCTGAAATAACATAAAAACCAGAAATCATGATACCGTAAATGATTGGTACTCTACCGCCTTCTTGTGTGTTAGACTGTATTCCACCAAAAGTTTCACTACTTTTTTCCTCTTCTTTGGCTGGTTTGAACAAAGATGCAATACCTGCAAACAGTAACACGGCTCCCATCAAAATCGTCCAACTAGAAGTAAAAAACTTAGTTCCCCAAATTAGAACTCCACCTGGCGCAACTATTGCTAGAGTAAACAGTGCTGCTGCGCCTACCCACATCCACCAGTTATCTCCACTTCCGGAAATCACGGGAATAATTCTAATACTACGCACTTTTTTTGAAATAGGACAATATAGTTTTTCTCCATGAACATCTTCATACCCAACTACTATTCTATACATCACTCCACGTTTTTCGGCTTGTTGTAAATAATTTAAAAAATTGCTAAAATTGGCTTTTAAAGCTCGCATTAATTCGGCAATAGATTGTATAGCCAGTTCAATTTTATCTGTAAAAATATCGGCTAATTCACCTTCTAGAGAGACTGTAATCATGAGTTATCCAACCATTCCTCTTATTCCCAGCTGGGATAATACAAAAACAGAACAATCAAATTTGATTGTAACTAAGTTTTTGCCTAATGCTGTTGAAGCAAGGGCATTTAAGACCAAAATTAATACCACAAATGTTACTTTCGCCGTGTCTGGAAATATTACAAATGCAACTGAAGTGGACAATTTTCTAAGACAGCGTAATGGGAAAGCATTTAAAATAGAAGGTAGCGACGAACTATATCATTGCACAGAATGGACAGTGCAAATATTAGCAGATAATGTAAATGCGTTTTCTGCAACATTTGAACAAGTAAGGAGTTTTGCAACATGATTCCAAATTTAATGACATTAAATCCTGATGCTTTTATAGAATTATATGAAGTGTATAAATACGATTTAAATGACAAAAATAAAGAAGAAGGAGACCCATCTATTAAAACAATTAGAATTTGTAATGTTGGCATCGATGAAGACAGTCCGTGGGTAAATTTTGAAGGAGATAAATATTATGCTATTGGCTGTCAAGGAGAAGGATTTGACTTAATTGGACAAGGAGCTATCCCAACTCCAAGTTTAACTGTATCAAACGTTGGTGGTATATTGACTGCTTGGCTAAAGCAAAGTAGACAACCTGGTTACAGGCTAGAAGGAACTTTAGTTAAAAGACATGTGACTCAAAAACGGTTTTTAGATGGACAAATTGATGCAGGCGCTGGAGTAAAAGAGTTGCCTGTACAAACTTACGTAATTGAACAACTGACAGAAGAAAACTACAATAACGCCAAGTTCAGATTAGGTTCTCCTTTTGATGTTGAGGGAATCACTTTGCCAGCTAGAGTAATGGTGCGTAAATGTACTTGGATATATCGCAGTTCTGAATGTGGATACGCAGGCAGTGCTAAATACACAATAACCAACCAACCTACTAATGACAGTAATGCTGACATTTGTGCAAAAACTTTAGCAGCTTGTAAATTAAGATTTCCAGGACAACCTTTACCATACGGTGGGTTTCCTGGATTAAATACTTACTAACTCTCTAAGTTTTGCTTTTTACGAATTAAATTAGAGTAAATTTCTATCCTATTTAAAAGCTCTAATTCCTTGGATAATCCATCTCTGATTAATCTGTTGGCAATAGAGCTAACAGACTCACCAGACTGCTCAGACATAATTCTTAATACAGCTAAAACGTCTTTGGGTACCGAAACTGAAAATTGTTGCATATTTTTAGATAAAGTGTAATTACTGTAAGCATACAGCATATATAATCTAAATAAAAAGGAGATGCAACAGTGTCTATATTTGCTACCAAGAAGTTTTTACCATTGCCTGAGGTTGAGCCTGAAAGAGAAATGTGTCCTTTAGATTTTCAGGAGAAGTGGGGATTAACAATAAATGAGATGTCTTATGTATTGGGAGTTTCACCTCATACATATAAACACTGGAGAGCGAGAAAAGGGACAAAATCTCATAATGAGATTCCTACAAGCCAGAAATTGCACTGTAAGGCATTAGATCAGCTTTGGAGTATAAGTGGTATGCCCAACGTTAGAGTGCTTGCTAAAAAGTATCTTTAAGATACTTGTTTTGCATCTTATTTATACTTGTGCTTCTTTATGGTGGTTGTTATTCTTTATCTATTCCGAGTTAATTCCGGAATCAATCTAGAAATAGGATAACAACCATTATGACAGAGGTGCTATGCACAACATTAAAGAGACGGTATAGAACAAAAAAGTACAGACCAGTTGACATATTATTAGGTGATTTATCAAGAGAAGAAGTTGCGAAACAATTGCATATGACTTCTCGTACACTTCAAGAATTGCTGAGATTAGCAGCTCAACATATAGAAGGCTTTGATAAATATCTAAATGACGAATGTCGGCTAAATGGTCACCCTATTAAATATCAACATGAACTTGATTTAATAGCAGAAATTTACCGGCTAAGGAGCAGATATAAAGGAGTTAAGGATGGCTCTTTAATGCTCAAAGAAGACCTAGTTAATTTAAACGAAAAGTACAAGCAACAAATTAAGGAACAAGAAGATGAACAAAATCAGGATTAGAGATGTAGCAGATCGTTGTGGATGGACACCGAAAGAGTTGTTCATCAGGCTGAATAAAGAACCAGGAATTAACGTCAAAACAATTAATGACGAGTTTCCTGAGTTAGAAGAAAAATCTCAGCTATGGTTAGATATTCAAGCTG